TACTGTATCCCATTCATTTGCATCCATATCATAAGCCATTGTATAGCAAGCATATCTTCTAAAATCTATTATAATATAGCTCAATTCATTCATAAAACGAATCTCGTTAAATTCCTCGCTTAAATTCGTCATGAGCCTCATGCCTGTTAATTGTTCAAGCTGAAAACATAATAGTCTAATTTGCTTGTGGCAGTAAGAAGTATTATTTAATTTCATAGTATCACCTCCTATTGGGCTTATAATTATCTGCTCGTATAGGTGGTTTGTCAATAATTTATGGTATAATTGTCTTAGGGGGGGTGTTTAATATGATACGAAACACAAAGAATAGCTTTCATAAATGGTGCTATGATGCAGTACAAGGGTTGGGAATTTTCTGTGAATGGATGGCTTGTGGGGTTCTTACCAACCATTTTGGGTTAGGTTATGCACCTGGTATTATTGTAGGGATGTTTGCTATTGGTTGGGCTTTGACTTATAAAGATGAAAAAGACTAGGATATTTCCTAGTCTTCTACATACCATGCACAAATCATATCTCTATCACCGGCAATCGAAGGTGTCAACGATACAGCCATCAACAATACAGGTGATATGAGAATCCATAGTCACTAAAAATGTGCCTTCTGGATTCTCTGATGCGAACTCTCCAACCGTCATATCAGGCACGCAGATTCTCTCATAATTGTCGTCTAAGTATTCTTCAATACTTTCGACACTATTCATCATTAAGCCACGTTTTCTTGCATAGTTGCTTAGCTTTCGGTAGGCTTTATCCCAGCTTATGCCTTCTGCAACCGAGATGGCTCTTATAGTGCAGTCAGCCACATTATAGCCGAATATATTAGCATTGTAATATATCACTACATATCACCAAGTTTCTCTACATACTCCTGGATTATTTCTTGTTCTTCTGGGCTTGCCGCTTCTTCTTTTAGCATTTTGATAAACTGATGAACTGATTTTAGCATGTGTTCTAGTGCTTTTGTGCCTTCGTGTTCAGCTCCGTATTCTCCAAAATAGGCATTGTAGTTATTGTAGCTTTCAGCCATGTCGTCTAAGTAACCATAACCTCTGTATCTGCCTCTGCCTGTTCCAGGCACTCCACGTCTTCCATATTCGCCCATATAACGACCTCTAAGCATTCTGCCATTGTCGTATACTCCGTTATAATTTCCGTATCTCATTGTAATATTCTCCTTTCTTTTTCCAATATTCCTCGTTTTTTACGTCTTTATGAATATCGGTTAATTTGTATAAATACTCAACATTTTCTCGTTTTACACCATCTTTAATGGCGTCTTTTATTTCGCTTTCAACCTTTTCTAGCAAGTCTTCAAGTGTTGATTTTTCTTCCATAACAACACCTCCTAGTTTCTAGCGATGTTAAATGTTGCATTTGCTATTATAGGGATTTCAGTTACTATTGGTGTTGTTGGATCATCAGGTGTTACTACTGAAGGTACACTCTGAACACTTAATGAAGTCGTACCTCTAGGGCATACTCTTAGCTTTTTGTCAAATGATACACTCGCATAATCGTTTGCTGCTGCTATTGTTACCGCTCTTACTGTATCTGGGATTAGTACACCATCTTCATATAAGCCTATTGCTATTGTTCCAGCAGTAGAAGAAGATATTGAACCACTCCAGCTTATATCATAGTAGCCTGTGTACCCGTTTCCAAATATCTTGAATAGTGGTGAACCGTTCTGATAGTCAAGCCATCCACCATTGCAGCAATATGCACATCTTGTCCTTACACTTGTGCCATCATACACGATAGGTGAATCATTACTTGTTAGCACTTTAGGTGTGTTTATAATCGTTTCTATCACTTTTCATCATCCTTTCTATAAAATAAAGGGATAGACTACTTGCCTATCCCTCATGCAAGTTCTCGTAATCGAGATGTCTTTATCAGACGTTTGCTCTAAAATAAGTTATTGTTTCCGCATCCGCATCCATTGTTGTTGCACGTGAAAATTGGTGTTCTTCCATATACTGGTGTTGTTGGTACAGGGCAGTTGTTTAGTCTGTTGTATAAAGCATCAACTTCATTTGCAAATCCTTGTGAAATAAATGCGTTTTGAGCTGTTTGTGAAGCTCTTAAATCTGCTGATGTAAGCTGTCTTTGTAGTTCTGCAATACGGTCGTTCTTAGCTTCTACTTGTGCTTTTACTCCGTCTAGCTCTAATTGACATAGCTTATCAAGTATTGCTTGCGTGTTAGCTGTTGCGTTAGTTACGATGTCTCTTGTGTTGTTAGCATCAGCAAATCTTGTCATATTGCCTTCGTTTTGTACTATGTTTTGTGTTTGACAAGTTGCTAATCTGTTGTCACAGCAGCATTGTGCTAGGCTAGAATTTAATGTGTTGAATCCTTGCAATGTTGAGATTTGGTTGTTGTAGTTTTGTTGCATATCAGCCATTTGTCTGTTATTCGCAGAGATTTCAGCTCCGTAGAATCCGTTTGTGATAGCTCCTGTTATGTCTGCTGTACTTCCACAAATCTGTGTTGCTAGTCCTGCAACTCCGTCTCTTACACCTTCAATTTGGTTGCTTAGGTGTAATGTGTCAAATCCGTTGTTAGTGTTTTGCATAATCTCTTTTTGTCCGTTTGATAGCCATGCGTACTCGTTCCCAAAGCCATTAAATCCTCCACCATAGCCTCCACCGAAGCCACCGTTACCCCAGCCACCTAATGCTAGAAGTAATAGAATGATCCACCATCCATTTCCGTCACCAAATCCGCTGTTGTTTCTCCCAGTAGCAGCAGCGATGTCGCTAAGTGAGTATCCATAATCGTTACCCATTTCTTTGTCCTCCTTTTAAATTTATATATATAAATTGTTGCAACAAATTTATAAACTTGATATAATGTAATCAACAAGGTAACGATACGCGAAATCTTAACTTGTTTTAGAGCTTGTGCTAAATAATGGCACATGCTTTTTTTATTGTATATTTAGTGTCTTTTTCATGTTCTGCATCTCTTTATCTAGGTCTAAGCCACGTTCTTTTAGCAGGTTTCTAGCAAATCTTTCAACACCTTGGCTGTCGCCCTTATCAGCCATTTCTATAAGGTTATTAAAGATAGGATTGTTTCCTACCATACTTTTAACCATCCCTTTTGGTGTCATCCCTTTTGACATATATCCTCTAATTAGTTGCATTGGATTCATGCTGTTCACCTACTTTTTTCTTTAATTCCTCGATTTCCTTTTTGATGTTTTCTAAATCTGTTTCCGTTACATACTTTGTTTGCTTTTCCTGGTCGCCTAGTATTGGCTTGTAAATTATGATTCTGCTTGTACCATCTTGTTGAAGTTGCTTACTTGCTATTGCTGTTCCATCTGCTAGTGGAAAATAACTTGTAGTTCCGTCTAGTGGTATATCAATAGCTCTTACAACGTCAATATTGTCTACGGTCTTTCCTTGTAGTACAGCAGGTCTGTTATATTGTTGTGTGTATGGTGTGTAATATTGGTATGGATTATAATATGGCATATCTATCTCTCCCTTCAAAATTAAAAGAGAAGCTAAAAAGATTGTATTTCCTTGAAGGGCTCTCCTGCATACAATTTTCGACTTTCTAGTTTCTCCTTTCTGATTATATGTTAGCAGTTTTAAAATGCATTAAATGCACAAAAAGGGCATAAAAAAGGCAAAAAAATAGAGCTAGGTCAAAACCTAGCTCTTACAATACTTTATTAATTAATGTTCGTAATAATTCTAAATCTTTTTTGACTGTTCTTTCGCAAAACCCTGTTTCATCTGCAATATAATTTATGCTCTTCTTTTCTATGTAATACATCGTAAAGACTCGTTCCAAACGTTCAGTGATATATATTTTGCCTTTAAGTTCCTGTACTTCTTTACGTGTAGCAAATCTAAAGAATTGGTTAACTTTCTTTGTTAATTCACTCATTGTCGTCTTTCCTTGTTATATATTTTTTGCCATAATGATACGTGCCATCTTTGTTATAAATTCTATACCTGATATAACTGGCTTTAAATTTTGCTTTAGGATTGTTTGCACTAACTGTGTTTGTGTTTACTCCTTGTCTAGCCACTGGCTACACCACCTTATCTGTTTATTGTTATACCACTATTCACATTGTTTGAAAAGTCGTCTGCATCTTGATATATTGTATTTGATTCACTTTCAAACTCAAACTGGCTTAAAAAGTCTGCATATTGTTTATTTTGTAAGGCAACTAGAATCATAGAAGCTATTGCAATTATTAGTACGACAAGTGATAAGACTATGTTCGTTATAAATAGCCTTTTGTTGTGTCGATTATTATCTGCAATAGTATCTTTTAGAAGCGGAACTAATGCGTTATCGTCTAGTTGGTCTACCATTTCTTTTAAATTTTTCATAATAATCCCCTCCTTCATCTAGCTTAACCTTATTATAGCATCATTTTCTCTTTTGTTCAATATTTATGTAAATTAAAGTGTAGCGGTAAGCTACAAAGAACTTACCGCTTGTTTTGTCTTATTACATCCATCGCTTCCTGGTACTCTTTGCTCCAATAGTATAAAGTATGCACGAATGCGTGACACTCTAAACAGAGTAAAGAACCATTTTCATAAGAATTATCAATTTCTTCATGATAATACTTACAGACTGCTTTTGGCTTAATATGATGCCAATTTATCTGGCTATAAGGAACTTTTCGCCCACAATACATACACCGAAGACCATTAGTTGCTATAAGTGCCGCTTTAGTTGGATGCATAAGGCTCACCCCTTTCTCAAAATTTTGAGAATGTATGTTAATAAAAACTAAATAAGCCCATTTGCTCTTGCAATTTCTTCTGATAGTCCTGCAAGTTCAGTATAGTCTTTGGTTAGTTCTTCAACATTAAGGTCAATACCTTCTGCGTAGTTCCCACCACGAGCTACTGCTTTTAGCATATCAAATGCAACACCCATATCCACACCTTGTTTTTCAGCAATAGCTGCGATAGCTGCGTGATATTTTTCTTTCATCTCGTTTGCTTTTACTTCGTACTCTTCGTGTAAATCTCTTTCTCCCATCTTAATCACTCCTTTTTTATAAAATTTGTATTAAAAAAGGCACTATATTACCCTAGTGCCCTTAATAACCTGTTTTTAAGGTATATAACTATATACCCCTGCTCATAAAAATCGTTTATAGGCGATTCTCGTGTTTCGATTTTTGGCTTGATTTAGCCATTTTTTGTCTTGATGTATAACTTGTCAATAAGTCCGTTTGCTGTTGTTCCATATTTGTAAAACTCAAAGTATTTAATAGTGTTGTCATCAAAGCCATAATATTCTTTTATTGCTTGCTCTTTTTCTTCCATTGATTCCACCTCTACCTTTCTCAAAAATTCTTGCCATGCTTTCTCATCTTTAACAAATGGCTCAGGACAGTTACCAATTAAAAATGTATAATTGTTTTGTCTAACTAAAATAATTCCATTATCAACCGTAACACAGCTTACCTTTGTTTGTCTTTGACTATTTCTTGATTGTTTTTTATTAGAATTGTTGTTATGCGTTATGGTTCTTTCTTTTTCTTTTTCGAGTTTCGTTACAAATAGTGTTTTCCAATCTGGATTATCTTTCTTTTGTTCCCACCCAGACGTTCCATATCCGTTTGTACAAGCTATCGCTTGAACAACATCTACATTTTCTTTGACGGTCGAGAAATATTGTAAAACCTGTCTGCACCCATCAACCTCAAAAAGTTCATTTATAAACACATCTGCCTGCGATTTATTCATCATTAGAAGTTTTGCAGTGAAGCATTTATCTTGTAACCACTTTTCAGCCCAATCTACAATCATTTCTTCAGATGCAATATCTATTTTTGTTGTACCATTTTTTTGTCTGTATTTTGAATACTCTATCCCTAGTGCATCTAGCAATTCGCTTAGTCTTTTAATCTTTCTTTTCTTGCTCAAATGGAATCGCACTTGTTTTCTCTCATAACTTCCGTCACCTTGTATCCAAACAAGAAGTCGTATTTGCTCATCTGTTAAATCTATTCCTTTATTATTAAGAATGCTCGTAGTTTTGATTTTCCACGAGCAATTTTCATTTAGTAAGTTCGAATATTCTCTTAGTTTGAAAACTTTTGAATGCATACTATTTGGCTTGGCATAAAGGTTATGGTTGCTTGTCGCTTCCAAAAACCTTGTCTTGTATACTTTTTCATCATAAGGTTCTATTACATCTTTAGTTGGTTGGAACTCTAAAATGTCTTTTACTGCGTTATACGTTACCACGTTATCGCCAATTCTTATATCGCTAAGTTTTTTCCAGCCTTCCGCTGTTAGTAATTCGGTGCTATCTATTGGCAAACAATTTTTTCTCGTAACGTCATAATGTCTGCAAACTCGTTCTATTGGTATTCCGTACTTTTTCATAAGGTGTTTTGTTAAGGTTATGGTGTTACGGATCGTTTGTGGTTCAAAATACCATTTTCCGTTTTCTTTCTTGCAGCACATCTCAATACCAATAGAGTTTGTATTCCTGCAAGAATTAAAATATCTATTTGCTCCTACATGCCATGCTGCATTTTTATCATCCACTACTTGCCAGATTTCTTTTTCATCTACGAAGTAGCTTGCAGATGCGTTTCGCTTTGCAGAATGAAAGTATTGAGCATTAGCTTTCGCTGATGAAACTGCACCGACATAGTGAATTACTATCCACATATTTCGTTTATTCTCCATAACTGTCCTGTTGTATGGAGTTATTAGTCTATTGACCTTGACCATTCAATCGCTTCCCTTCTTCAAGTTCGGCTTCTTTCTTTGCTTCGTAGTTAAGAGTTGAGATACCTAACAAAGCACCTAGTAGTGTGTCAATTACTGTTATTGTTCCTACTATTTCCTCTGGATATGGTAGATTCCATATTCTAGCAAGACCAAAGTAAAAAGTGCCTATTGCTGGTAGTAGAATTTGTGCAATCCATTTAAGGACATCATAAGTTCTATTGCTCATTTCATTTCTCTCCTTCCATCTAAAATACTCTCAAAATTCCTATCAACCTTGTCGTCTAAAGTAAGTAAATTGTTGGATATAATATCTAAGGCTTTGGCAATGTTGTCGTTACTTCTTGATAAGCTTTCCAACATTTTAGTATTGTCTTCTAAAAGCTTGTTGTTCTTTGTTCTGTCTTGAAAAAAGACGTATACAAAAAGCACAGCCATTATGACTGTGCCTCCATATTGAAATACAACTTGTACCAAATCTTTTATTTCCATATTATTCTCCTTTGTCGCCACTTTCTTCAAGTTCTTTTATTTGTTCGACATCTTCAACTTCCGTTATTAGCTTACCGACATCTTTGTCGGTAACTTCATCTAGCTTTGTTTTTTCTAGTGTTTCATCTGTAACCTCTGCTTTATCTCCAAGTCCCACTAAAGAGCCTGTGTTTTCACTTTTTGTTAGGTTTAGAGAACGAGTTTGTGTTGCAAGCGGGAAGTCAATATTAAATGTAACTTGTTGTGTCTCACTTGTTGTTATAGCTGTTACTACCCCAGATGTATTAATTCTTCCGAAAGCACCGAATGTTCCTACCGTGGCTCTGTAACCAGTCCCTACTCCATAGCATTGAAATAATGGCGTTAGGCTTAAAGTTCCCAGCGAAAATACGCCTGCACTTCTTGAAGCATACTGACAAGTTAAAATTAATGTAATTGTATTTCCTTGTTTATAGACCGTTCTGCCTAATTCGGTTATTTGACTTTCTGCTGTAAATGTTACTTGATTTGTTATATCTTCTATTTGTGAAAAGTCATACACTGCTTTAGCTCCTGCTACTTCGCTATTGGTTGATGTGCTGTCTATTGTTGTTGCTATCGCTATTGTGTCTTGCTTTCCTGCCAATAAAGTATCCGTTTCAGATTTTGTATAATACTGACTCAAATCTACTTGTGTTGAACCTATCAGCTCCCATGCATCGTTAACGTAGATATACTCTAAATATGCGTTGCCTTGTGTTGAGCCACTATCAGGCAACAAGTAAATTGTTTTATTAGATATGTCTTGAATTGGTAATGTTTGTACTACTACTATTTCCATTGTCGGAATTGAGGAAACTAAGGTGTTTACTTCTGCTTTTGTATAAGTCTCTGTTTTAGTGTAGTAATTAGTTAGATTGTTGACTGTACTTGTTATAAATCCAGAGTCGTTTTGCAAGTCGCTCACTTTTTGTGGAATCGATGGCTTGTTTGTTAAGTCGTT